CGTAACCGTTAGCTAACAGAAAGAAAAGAAATGACTGAAATCCCAACCCGATTGGTTATCAACTGCGAAACAGGCGAGCGAGACATTATCCCGCTAACCGCCGAGGAAATTGCCGAGCGTGAAGCTATGGCAGCTCAGGCTCTAGCAGATCAGGCAGAGCGTGAAGCGGCAGAAACCGCCAAAGCAGCGGCAAAGGCTTCTGGTATCGCAAAGCTTCTGGCACTCGGACTCACCGAAGCCGAAGCAACTGCTCTAGTAAACTAGTAACGAACCTACGCCCTCACTACCGGAGCGTATCTTATGCAAGACGAGCAAATACCCACCTGGGCAATCGAACTTATCAAACAGGTCGAACGCCTAAACGAGAAGATACCTACTCACATCGACTGGGTGGAACGTAACTTGAAAGATCACGAACTAAGAATCCGCACCCTAGAGCGCAAGCTTTGGATTATTGCCGGAGCTTCTGCCGTTGTAGGCGCAATCGTTTCTTATTTGTTCCAAGCCTTCTAATGCGTCGCTGGATAATCGTCTTAGTCTTAGCTTTCGGCTGGTTATTCTCGACCCCTGCACACGCCGACGTTAGGCAAGACGGGGACACCTTTCAATTTAGTTACACCTGGGGCAGCGTTACTCGCACCTTCACCGACTCGGTTCTAACCGTTACCGTCGTGAACGACATTACAAACAAGATCGGTGGCAACGGGGAAGTCGTAGACACTTACCGGCTTACCTTCGCGAACCAGGTTATCGAAGTCACGGAGAAACACGGAGCCAGAGATTACGTCTTTACAGGATCGGGAACGATAATCCTAGAAGGTATCGACCGTGGCTTCTGGGCGGGATACTACGGCCCGATTATGACCGTTTCAATCTCTCCCATAGTTCTACCAATAGAACCCATAACACAATCGCCACAAACTGAATCCCCGACACAATCCGACGCAAGCGAATCCCCTTCTATGATTTGGGATTACAGCATAAACGAAAACAGCGTGTTAGAAGCGCAAGCCCCAGAAGGCAAAGTGTTCTCAAAGGTTGTCGCCAGGTATGTCGCAATAGACGACGACTGCGGGATTGACGTATCGGATACGGTTAGCGCAGTGTTAGTTGGCACTTCTTCCGGCACGATCGACGCAACCAATGACGTGTTCGGCGACCCATGTCCAGGCTGGTATAAAAAGCTAATCGTTAGTGTCGAGTATTCTTCCGCCGTATTACTGCCAGTTACAGACTCGCCAGTAGTAACAGAATCGGCAACCCTATCCCCAGAGCCAGAACCCACTCCAACACCTTTGCCAGAACCTAGTCCCGTAGAACCCCAGCCAGAGCCGACCCCAGAACCAACACCATCAGAAACGCCAACGGTAAGTTACCCGACGCAATCGCCAGAGCCAGAACCAACATTATCCCCCACAGCCCCAAGCGAAATAGCAACACAATCACCAGTAACAGAATCGCCAACGCCCCCAGCGACCATAACGCCAGAACCACAACCCCTGCCAATAATCGAGCCATCACCCGTTCAGTCTAGTGAGGTAATAAGTGAAGAACCGGCTACAACTCCCGAGGAAGTTACTCAAATCCCAGAAGAAGCTTTCGGAAGCTCGTTTTCAGAAGCAATCCAAGCAAGCGTCGGTGAAGCAATCGGAGCAGTTACCGAAGCCGTGGGAGAATTAGTAGAGGCGTTCGCGACGGCAGGTTTAGACATGACCCCAGAGCAGCGCGAAGAAGCGCAGGACGTCGTTATATCAACGATCATCGTTTCACAAGTAGCAACAACAGCGTCGGCGGCAGCAGTATCGACAAGGAAGATAAAGTGAAGTTTCTAAAAGCATTACTCAAAGACCTACTAGACCAGGTGTGGACACTTGTTGCTTTGGCAATCGGTTACATCGTGCTGGAAGGAACAGCTCGAACCCTTACTGGCTGGCTAATCATCGGCACTCTAACGGTATGGATTCTTACCTTCCCGCTTCGCTACGAGCGCGAAGTAGAATAGACCTATGCGCTTCCCATTTGAACCTAAATTCATCACCGGACGCTTTGGCACACTCTCCGAGTTCCGCAAGAAGAACGGTATGCAACCGCACTCCGGCGTAGATTGGGCGCGACCAGAAGGCACTTTTATTCCTGCGATCGCCAGCGGAACTATCGTCTTGCAACAATGGAGCGACGTGCTAGGTAACGTGTCTGTTCTGCGCGTAATGGACAAGGATAAGAAACTCGCTTACATCGGCTTCTGCCACCTATCTAAGCCAGGCTTGGACGTTGGAACAAAGCTAAAAGAAGGCGACATCGTTGGATACGTTGGCAACACCGGCAGCGCGTCTTCTGGCGCACACCTGCACCTAACGGTTAGCCGTGAACTCAAAGGCGTGTTCGGCCCTACAAGCGTAAAAGAAGACCCCATCGAATTCATTAAGGCAAACAAGTGAAAGAAACAATCAAGCAACTTCTAATCCGTTCTCTCGGCCTTGTAATGGCGACTGCCTTCGGTGGAACGGCTATCGGTGCGGTAGCTGGCGACTGGATCATGGGTGCGCTTATTGGCGTAGGTTCTGCCTTCGCAGTAGTTGTTACCACGATCGGCGTGGCAATCGCCTGGAAGGGTAGCCTAGAACTTAGCGACATTCAGAACGCCTACCGAGCCGCAGTTGCCAAGAGCGACAGCGAAGCCGTAGAGGACGCTTTGAAAGTTACCCAGGACGGCAAGTTTGACTTTGACGACGTAGACTTTGACGGCGACGAGGGCCTATACGACCCTGACGCTAAGGACGATGTTCGCTAGTTCTGCGACTAGCCCTAAGCTTCAATCGCTCACGCACGGTTAGCCCGCCCCAGATACCGTGTTGCTCGTTATTGACCAACGCAAAATTCAAACACTCGGCCTTGACCGGACATTCTTCGCAATACTCTTTCGCTTGCCGTAGCGCATAAGATTCGCCCCCGCTTTCGGGATACCAAAGCTCGCCGTCTATTTCTTGGCAGATAGGCGCGCCGTGCGTTTTGATAGCTTCAAGTAGGGTCATGTAGGCTCGATCAGGTGTCATGCCTAGAAGCTAATACCTAAACCCTTTGCGTGTCAAATCCGATCGCCAGGTGTAGTTCCGCCCCAGATTCCGTAACGCTGGTTAGTTGTCAAAGCGTAGGTAAAACATTGTTCAATAATCGGGCAAGTCTGGCATAACGCCTTAGCCACCTTCGTATAAGCCGAGCGCAATTCTGGATTGACGACATCTTCGGGGAAGAATAGTTCGGGATACGGTTCGCAGGGAACTCCGTTCGCAACGTGAATCGCACGAAGCAACTTAAAGTGTTTCGTGTCGGTAATTTGTCGGACGGCCATTGTAGGTTTAGGTTACTAGACGAAAGGTAAAAAATGGCTCTACACGCACCCGAAGACTTCAATGGGGCAAAACTATTAGGTGTCTTTGAATCAGGCACTAGCAAGTGGCACGAAGCCCGCGCAGACGGTATCGGTGGCTCGGAAGTGGGAACGATTCTGGGACTCAATCCCTGGGAGAGTCCTTTCTATCTTTGGGCCACGAAGACCGGACAGCTACCGCCCAAGCAACTTGACTCTTTCGCGGTGAAACTAGGTCACGCCTTAGAGCCGGTAATTCTTGACGTGCTACTTCCGCAAGAACACCCAGACTGGGAGATTTACACGACGGGAACTTACCAACACCCTACGATCCCGTTTCTACACGCTAACCCAGATGGCTTGGCGAAGGTAAACGGGGAATGGGTTGTGGTCGAGGTAAAGACTTCCCGTAACTACTGGCAAGAAACCCCACCGCACTACGAAGCCCAGGTGCGGCACTACATGAACGTTCTTGGAATCAAGCGCGGTGTTATCGTCGGCCTGGTTGCGATGGACTGGGTAGAAACTTGGGTCGAACACGATGACTTCGAGGCGCAGGTAATCGAGCAGAAGGCAACCGAGTTCTGGAAGCTAGTGCAGGAAGGCACGGCCCCAGACTTTGACGGATCGGAAAGCACCTATACCGCCGTAAGGGAATTGCACCCGCTAATCGACGGAACGGAACTAGAAATCGACGGGCTACACGGCCTAGCAATCGCTGCTCATAAGTTCGAGCAAGCGGAAGCCGAGTTCAAACAACTAAAGTCAAACGTTCTAGCTATTATGGGGAACGCGCAACACGCTTACGTCGAACTAGACGGAGA